GGGCAGCAGTCCGCAGAAGATTGACATCGCGGTCGCGGTACTGATGGCAATTTCGGAATGTCTGTACTCAGCGGCAGGAAATAACCAAGAACCTCAACTGATTGTGATTTAATGACCACCATGCCGACCATTACAAGCTCACTGGCCGCATTTCGTGGCACATTTCCGGGCAACTCACGATCAATCGAGAACCCGAATGAGCCCCTGTACGACCCAAAGAACTGGCTAGCAGAAGCGTTTGGCGCTGAAGAGTCCGCTTCTGGCGTCAGTGTCAATTCGGAAACCGCACTGCGTTACGCGCCGTGGTGGCGTGGCATCAACCTGCTCAGTAGCGACGTTGGCAAACTGCCGCTGTTCGTTTACCGTCGCGTTGGCGCAGGCAAGGAGCGGGATTCATCGCACCAAGCCTACCGCCTGCTCCGATACACGGCAAACAATGAGCTGATGTCGGCATTCACGTTCAAGCAAACGCTAACCTCACATGCACTGTCGCACGGTAACGGGTATGCGTGGATTCTGCGAAGTGGTGACGCACGCCCGCAAGAACTAATCGTACTCGATCCGCGTCAGGTGATTCCGCTGCGAGAGAATGGGCGGCTCTGGTACGCGGTCCGTGTCGGGTTCGAGTTGCGGCGAGTCAATCCGACCGAGATCTTTCACATCAAGGGGCTTTCACCTGATGGTCTGATTGGTTATTCGGTCTACCACAAGGCAAAGGAGTCACTCGGTGAAGGCATGGCCGCGCAGGAATACGGCTCGCGATTCTTCAGCAATGGTGCGCGCCCCTCGGTCGTGATCGAAGTCCCGAACGGCATGAGCGACGATGCACAGCGATCGTTCCTGAAGCAGTGGGAGCGAATGCACACGGGTTTGGAGTCGTCGCACCGCACCGCAATTCTGACCAACGGCGCGAAAGTGAATGGCTTCAGCGTCAATGCCCGCGATTCGCAACTGCATGAAATCCGCAAGTTTAACCTGGTGGATATCGCCAACTGGATCGGCGTGCCCGTTCACAAGGTGGGCGGCGAGGGGCGCACGGCCTATTCGTCACTGGAACAGGAAAACCAGGCGTATCTTGACGAATCGCTCGACCCGTGGCTGGTGCGGTGGGAAGATGAATGTCGCGAAAAACTGCTTACCGAGGAGCAAAAAGAACGCGATACGCACACGGTTGAATTCCTGCGTCAAGCCCTGGTTCGTGCCGACATTGTGGCTCGCTACACCGCCCATAACATCGCAGTGCGCGGTGGCTGGGAGAATCGCGACGAGGTCCGCAACAGCGAGAATAAAGGCCCGCTGCCCGATGGCGAGGGGCAAAAGTTCTTCGCGCCGCTGGAACTGCAAGTAGTTGGCGACAACGATCCGAAGGAAGTCGACGACCTGCCTGCGCTGCTGTCGATCACTGACGCAGTGGTTGCCGGAACGCTTCCGCCAGACTCGGCAAAGGCGATGATCGGCGCTGCATTCCCGTTGCTGTCGCCAGAACAGATCAATCAGATTGTCGACCCGCTGGAAGAGGCGGAACCTGCAGAAGATCCAATGGAGCCGCCAGTCACCGACAGCGTGAGTACGGCCGAAACGGAAGATCCCGAGGACGATCCAGCCGAGCCAGTTGATCAATCCGCAGACCCGCAACAAGACACAACTGGCATCGTGCGCCGTCTGGTGATCGAAGCCGCTCGCCGAGCCTGCAATCACCTGCAGACTCATGCCATCAAGAGAGCCAAGCGGACCAAGGATTTTCCCGGCGACCTAAACATTGACCGGCCACAAGACGAAGAACGTGTGTCGGAAATCTTGGACGCGCCCGTGAGTCTGTGCCAGGTCATGGGATGCGAGCATAACCCGGATTATGTGAGCCGGTTTATTGTCGATGCTATGAAGACCGAACTACTGGCGGCTGTGGATGTCGCTGATGTCGAATCCCGAATGAGTCAATTTGCATCAACCCTACCCGAGCGGGTAGCGGACCTACTTTTGCCGAAAGGAAGCACCGATGGAACGCCGTTATCTGCCGAATGAAGAATGCCCAGTATCACTGGAGAAGCGGGATGATGCCCCGACTAAGATCGTGGGCCGTGCCGCGGTCTTCTACGACGGCACGCCTGACACTGAATACACGCTCTATGAGGCTGTGATGGATGGTGAGCGAGTACTGCAACCAGCGCTGATTGAGCGCATTAGTAACCGTGCGTTCAACAAGGCCATTAACGACAAGCACGACGTCCGCGCCTTATTTAACCACGATCCGAATCTGGTGCTTGGTCGCACGTCGTCACGCACGTTGACGCTTACGAAGTCGCTACGGGGGCTGGATTACGAGATCGAACCGGGAAAGACAACGGTCGCCAATGACGTTCAGGAGCACATCCGGCGCGGTGACGTCACTGGCAGTTCGTTCGGCTTCCATGTGCGGGAGCAGAAGTTTTCCTATGACGAGGCTCGACAGGCGGATATTCGCGAGATCCTGTCTGTGGATCTTCTTGATATAAGTCCAGTAACGTGGCCCGCGTACAAGGCGTCGTCGACTGGCATTCGATCAGAGTCTGACGCGACTGAGTGCCGGTCTGCCTACGACAACTGGAAGTCCAGCGTCGCGGCCGATCTGGAAGCGTCAAAGGCGACCGAACGGCGGCTGGCTGAGATAAAGGAGCGACGGGACGCAATCGCTAAGTCGCAGTCGTAGTCTACGAAAACATCACACCACACGAGAGGTTCTATGGATCGCCCAATCTGCCCGCACTGCAAACGCCCGGCTGTGTTTGTGAACTCACATTCCACGGATGGACTAAGAGTGCGTGGCTATGGGTGCAAGCGGTGTGGCGAGTGGAGTCTTGGCGGCGATGTGCAGCCAGATACATTACCACGGACCCGCGCCGTTATTAGTAAGATTGCGAGAACTGCATCTGGACGTTTCGCGCCCGCGCGGTAAATTACATCTAACACATAAACGCAAGTTGTCTGCCCGACCTTTCCGGTGGAGCTTGTTGGCGATGTTCTCAATTGAACTTTCGCCGGCACGGTTCACCGGTTCTTTCATTACCGGACCTCTGCTGGCGACCAGCAGGAGTCCATAAACGTGGCAGATATTCTCGCCTCCAAGCGCCTTCGCGAAGAACGCGCTCCCATCGCAAAGAAAATTCAGGACATGGCCGATCTGGCCATTGCCGAAGGCCGCGACTTCACCGCGGAAGAGACTCCCAATTGGGAGCAGGTCAACGCCGACTACAATAAGCTCACTCGCTCTATCGAGCTAGCCGAGCGTGCCGAGTTGGTTTCCATCAGCCAGGATGCTGATGAGCAACGCTCGCAGGGCAATGGCAGCGATAAGAAGCCGCTGCCGGGTCGTGGAGATTTCCGCCACAGCAACAACGACGATGACGACGCCGAAGCGGAACGCCGCGCAAAAGAGCCCACCGAAGAAGATCGAGCTGTTGCACTGCAGGCGTGGCTCCTGTCCGGTGCCGGTCGCGAACTCGATAAGCGGCACGTTGCGGCCTGTACGAAGACTGGTGTTCGCCCCCATTCGCAGAACTACGACTTCAACCTGCGGCGTGATGTCGCCAAGATGCGAGGCGAGTTCCGTGACCAGTCGGCAATCTCTGGCCCCGCTGGTCAGTACACCGTCGCGGGCGGTTTCATTGCCAACCTCGAACGTGCCATGCTGGCCTTCGGTGGCATGCGAACCGTGGCAGATGTGATGCGAACGACCTCGGGCAACAACATGCCGTGGCCGACCACGAACGACACAAGCAACGAAGGTGCAATTATCGCCGAAAACACGGCGGTAAGCGAACAAGACGTTACCTTTGGGCAGGTCATCTTCTACGCTCACAAGTACACGAGCAAGCTGATTCAGGTTCCGGTCGAGTTGCTGGAAGACAGTGCCTTCGATCTGGCCTCGGAAGTTGGCGGAATGCTCGGCGAGCGACTGGGCCGCATCACCAATCGACACTTCACTGTCGGAACTGGCGCGGGTCAGCCGGAAGGTATCGTTCCGGGTTCCACGCTGGGTGTCACAGCTGCTTCAGGGACTGCGATTGCAGCCGATGAAATTTTGGATTTGATCCACTCGGTCGATCCGTCCTACCGCACAGGCGCGGGCTTCATGGCTCACGACAATATCCTGTTACACCTGCGGAAATTGAAAGACGGAAACGGTCAATTCCTGTGGTCCAGCGGGCTGAATTCAGGCATGCCTGACCGCTTGGCTGGCTACCCGATCACCCCGAATCAGCACATGCAATCGTCTGTCGCCACTGGCACTAAGACGATGATTTTCGGGCTGCTGTCCAAGTACAAAATCCGCGACGTGGCCGGGGTTCGCCTGGTTCGCCTCAACGAACGATTCGCGGACTCCGATCAGGTCGGTTTCCTGGCGTTCAGCCGTCACGATGGCCACTTGCTCGACGCCGGTGTCGCTCCCGTGAAGCACCTCATTCAAGCCTAAGTGATCCATGCTGATTCGACTGACGACTGACCGCGTAGCCGGTTACGGCGTATTGCAACTGGCCGGGAGCGTGATTGACGTTCCCGACCAGGATGCACTCCGCATGCTTGAACGCGGTCAGGCTGAGTTTATTGAACCCGAATTCGCAGCAGTGGCACCGTCTGAGGATGCCTCGCGACATCATTCACGATCTCGAAGGAAATAGCCCATCATGGCGCAAGATCTCCACAACAATATCAAGTGTAGCCTGGCCGAACCGCCTGTTGCCGCGCTTTCCAACGCCAATACCCCGTTCGTCTCCGAGATTCTCGACACCGCCGGTTTCGGCTCGCACGAATATGTTGGCATTCTCGGCACCAACACCGACGCAGATGTGTCGTTTACCGTGCTGGTCGAAGAGGGCGACAGTTCCACGCTCGCGGATAACACCGCTGTGGCTGATGCCGATCTGCTCGGTGTCGAAGCGATGGGCTTGGATTTCGCTGACGACAACAAGGTGTTCAAGATCGGCTACAAGGGCACGAAACGGTACGTCCGCGTAACCGTGACTCCCGCCAACAACGGCGCGGGGGATGTGTTCTTCGCTGCGGTCTGGATTCAAGGCCATCCGTCCGAAGTGCCGCAGAGCACGCAAGTCGTCTAGTTCTGATTTCTCAACCCGTGTCCTTGTGACTACTCAGCGCGAGCTGGGGGAACCAACGGAGTTTTCAATATGGCTACCGCTTCTCAGAATTCGTACAAGCCCAACATTTACCGCGAACAAGGCGGAAATATCGCTCGTTTTCGCGGCGTGAGCGGCTTGCCTGCCGTTCCCGAGTGTCTGCTCTGGGGTAACGCCCCGGTACTCAACTGCCTGAT